AGCGGTGGGGGGTGGTGATGCGATACGACGCAGTCCAGTTCGAGAAGCCGACACGCACGGCGAACGGGTATCTCCGGTGCGATGCCACCTTGACAAGGGTCGGTGTCTTCGAATACCGGAAGAAGGACGGTCAGACCCGGCGCGAGCTTAGGCTACCAGATGAAGTCTTTCACGCAGACGCTCTCGGTAGTTTTGAACTCGTGCCCCTGACCAATAACCACCCACGTGAACCCCTCACCAGCAGGAATACCCGACGCTACCAAGCTGGCACCGTCCAGGACATCCGCAGGGACGGCGAGCACATCGGCGCCCGGATACTCATCACCGACGAAGACGCGATTGCCGCGGTGGAGGCTGGCAAGCGGCAGCTCTCGTGCGGCTACACGTGCGACCTCGAGCAGCGTCCTGGATTCACAGCCGGTATCGAGGGAGTCCAGGACGGTCTGCGGTACGACGCGATACAGCGGAACATCGTCGGGAACCACGTGGCGATCGTCGACCGGGCCCGGGCTGGCGCTACAGCGACCATCCACCTGGACGCCGACGATGCTGTGATGGTCACCGACACGAACCCAACCGGGCCGGCGCCCGGGCCTGAAGGGAAACCGAACATGGGCAAGGTCAGGATAGACGGCATCGATTTCGAGATGGAGGACGCCGCCGCGCAGGCCGTCACGATGGTAATCGCTCGCCGCGATGAGCTCGAGACCGCAACGACGACCGCCGCCGCGCAGCTGTCGGCCGAGCAGGCACGCGCGGACAAGGCTGAGGAAGAACTGGCCGCCGAAAAGAAGGCGCGCGAGGACTCACTGTCCGACGACGCGGTGCGGGACCTGGTCGCCACCAGGGTGGCTCTGGTCACGGCCGCCGCGAAGGTCATGGGCGACGACTTCAAGGCGGATGACCTATCCGCCGACGACATCAAGCGCGCTGTGGTCTTGCAGGTTTCCCCAGCCGCGAAGGAGAAACTCGACGCCGCCGACGCCGCATACGTTAATGCGCGCTTCGATGCCGCGATTGAGAAGTGGCAGGCAGACCAGGACAAGAAGCCATCGGCGAGCCAGTCGGTCAGACACGCCACGGCGCCCGGGACTCAATCCGCCGCACGGTACGACGCGGCCGAGGCCCGCCGCCGCATGGTAGACCACAACCAGCAGATGGGCATCAGCCCGATCCGGCCGACTACCCCGGACGCATAGGAGCGAAGACACATGAGTCAGACAGCATACACTGTCGAGCCGGCCGTAGGATTCCGTGGCCTACTCGCCGACCCGAACGACGACAGCTTCGCCATACCGTTGGCCAACGGAGCCGGCGCCGCGGTGGGCTTCGGTGTCATGGTCCGCCGGGACGCGGCCAACCCAGAGGACCAGTTTGACATCTTCTCAGCGACGGGACAGGCCCCCGTGGGCATCCTGGTGCACACCCACGCACAGGAAAACCCGGCTCTCGCTGGCGACCTCGGCGTCGACCTCCTGGAACCAGCGTCCGTGCTCCGGCGCGGGCGCATCTGGGTGCGGGTTGAGGAAGCGGTCGCGGTCGGCGACGATGTGTTTTTCCGGCACACCGCCGGGACGGGCACCGAGATAGGTGCCTTCCGCAACGACGCAGACACCGCGTCCTGCGACCAGATCACAAACGCGCAGTGGCTGCAGGGCTCCACAGGGGCCGGTGTCGCGCTGCTCGAAGTCAACATTCCGTAGAAAGGCCGATTCTAGATGGCACCAGACAGATTCTACAACCTGGACGCCGCGGAGTCCGTCTTCTTCGCGCGGCAGCTCGAGTTCATCTACTCCACCACGTACGACATCAAGTACGCTGACCTGAAGGCGCGCAGGTACATACCGCCGGCGCCAGGCGCAAACGCAGGAGCGACGACCGTCACCTACATGCAGTTTCAGGAGGTCGGCAGGGCTCGAATCGGCAGCCACAAGTCAGACAAGCCACCGCGCGTCGACGTGAACGGGACCGAGTTCAGCCGTCCCGTGCGTGAAATCGAGGCTAGCTACGGCTGGACCCACAAGGAGATCAAGTCGGCCGCCATGGCGGGCATGAATCTCAACGCTCGACGGGGTGCGGCCTGTCGGCGAGCCATCGAGCGAGAAATGGACGAAATCGCGGCCATCGGCGCGCCCCTCGTTGGTATTGCGAGCGGTGCGCTGAACGAGCCGAACTCGACCATCGACGCATCGGCCGGGTCGTGGACGGCGCCAGCCGCCGCCGACACCATCATTGCCGAGGTCGCTGACCTGTGGAAGGGAATCATCGACGATACCCTGGAGGTCGAGACCGCCGACACGCTGTTGATTCCCGGCCAAGAATGGGCGCACATTGCGACAACGCCGCGGTCGACCACGAGCGACACCACCATCCTGGCCTTCATCAGGAACTCGTTCCCCGACCTGACCACCATCGAACCGTGGCATCGGCTGGCCACCGCCGGAGCAGGCGGGGTTCGCCGGGCCATGATGTACCGGCGCAGCGCCGATATCCTGGCCAACGAAGTCACGAACGACTTCGAGCAACTGCCCGTTCAGCCCGATGGTCTGCAGTACGTGGTGAACGCCATGGCGTCGACGGCAGGCGTCGCGGTGTACTACCCGCTGGCAGTACGGTATCTGGACGGTATCTGAGATGGCTTTGATCACGAACAGGCGCAGCGGCACACTGCGCCTAGCCTACGGGGTAACCATGCCACCCGGGGCTGTCGTGGTCGATGCTGCCACGTGGCAGAAGTGCCGCGTCCACCCCGTGACGCAGCACTACCTGCTTCGTGGCGAACTGGTCGAGGCACCGGAGCTGAGCGAGCGAGCTCTAACTCCTCCTGGTCCGGTCACCGAGCTTGAAGAGACGTGCTCAAGCTCCGGTGCCATCGACCATTCCCCACCAATCCCGCTGCCGGAGTCGACGGAGGACTGCAACCCAGAACCATACACCCCCGTCCTCTGCGACATGCGAGCGAAGGATGCCATTGCCGCGGTAACCGGCGTCACAAACGCGCGGCTGCTGAGGGGTATGCTCAGAGAAGAGACGCGGACCTCCGTGGTCCGCGCGATGAAGCGACGGCTCGCTGAACTCGCCGAACAGGATTGACTGTGTCCGTCACCGCCAGTGACATAAGAGACCACTTCGCGGAGTTCTCTGGACTCAGCGACACGGTAATCAACCGATGGAAAGCCCAGGCGGAACGGCGGGTAAACGTCTCTCAGTGGGGCGAGAAGGCAGACGACGCGGTGCTGTGGCTGACTGCCCATCTGCTGAAGGTGACCTCAAGCCTGGCATGTGGGCAGTCGGGCGCGTCCGGGCCGGTGACCGCGCAGAAGGTCGGCGACCTCTCGGTGTCCTATAGCGTGCCCACCCGCATGAGTCAGACATTCTTGGCCAGCACAACGTACGGTCAGTATTACCTCACGCTCAAGACCGGGGTATGGCCGACGCGTGTGTTGGGGGACTGCTGTGGCTCGTGATGTGGTGGACAGGGACCGCGGTTACCGCAAGTTCGCGCGCAACATGCAGCGCTTCGCCAAAGGCCCCAACGTCACCGTAGGGGTCCAGGGAACCCAGGCAGCAGAGACCCGCAAGTTCGGCGAGACGAACGCCGCCATCGCTGCCATCCACGAGTTCGGCTCGATAGACGGACGCATACCGCAGCGGAGCTTCATTCGTGCGCCCATGGACCGCGAGCGCGCGCTCATCAACCGCATGCTCGAGGTGGCTGTGCGGTCGACGGCCCGGGACGGGAACGCCAGGAAGCACCTGGGCATCGTCGGCGCTCGGGCGCGGGCTGAGATGGTGCGGACCATCGACCAGTCTATCGGGCTGGCGCCGCTCGCTGCTGCGACGGTGGCGAGGAAGCGCAGCAGCCGGCCGCTCATCGATACCGGGCAGCTGAAGGCCAGCCTCACGTGGAAGGTGCATGACGGATGATCTCAGCAGTCATTGACGCGTGGTCGACGCCCATCACCGTGACTAGGGTGTCGGTCGCCACAGAGTTCGTGGACGGTATCGCGCAACCAGTGACCGAGACGGACGAGTTCGAGGTGACAGACTGCAGCGTGCAGCCGCTGTCGGCGAATGAGCGGGTGGTCCTCCCTGAACTCATCAGAGACAGGAACACGCTCAAGGTCTACACGAAGTGCGAGCTGCGCACCGTCGACGTGGTGGGCAAAGAACTCGCCGACCGGGTCGACTACCTCGAAGAGTCCTACGTGGTGCAGTCGGTCCAGGACTGGGTGCCGCATGGGCAATACTACAAGGCTATCCTGGTCAAGGAGAATGACTGATGGTCTTGTCGTCGGCGCTGAACTGGGCCGAGAAGTACAGCGCCCTCTACGCGTGGGCGTACGGTGCGACGGGCTGGACCACGCGCTGGGCCGACCAGAATGCACCACGGCCTGACTACCCATACCTAGTCCTGGACGTGATATCGGATGTGGGCCTGGGCGGTGTGCCCGAGGTTTCCACAAGCATCGACCTGACCCGAGCGCGAGATATCCGCGTGACGCCGGTCGCAGCCAACTCCACGCTCTACCGGGTGACTATCAATGGAACCGATTTCGACTACACTTCCGACGCCGACGCCACCGTGGCTGAAATATGCGCTGGCCTGTCTGCTGCGATTAGCGCGGGTTCAGAACCGGTTACAGCGACTGATAACGCCACGAGCGTGGACATCGTGGGCGACGATGAGACGGGTAACCCGGGCACACCGGGGCTCTTCAACGTCACAGCCGCTGGTCCACTGAACTGGGCGAACAACGACGCTGGGAACGAAGTGGCGGTGCGGACCTCGCGCCTGGTGGAGTTCATGCTCAACGTGCAGGGCTACCATGCCAACACGGCGACCGACTATGCCGCGACCGACCCAAACCGGAACGCCTACCACACGCTATCGACGCTGCGCGCGAGCCTCGGGCTGCCATCGGTGCAGGCCGCGCTACGCGACGCCGACATAGCCGTGGTGGAAGAAACGAGTATCCAGGACCTATCCGAGGTCGTCGAAGAAGGATTCATAAGTAGGGCGTCGATGGACGTGCGCCTTCGCACCGTGTCTGCGCTGACTGAATACACAGGGTATATCGCTGAGGTGTCCGGCGAGAGCGTCTACGACGACGCCGGGACCCCAATCACGGACGCTTACTCCGTCACTACCTAGGAGCTGAGATGGCTAACCCAGACAACATAGTGGCCGTCAACATCACCGTTCAGGATGCGGCTGTCTCGCAGGCCGGATTCGGAACGCCGATGGTGCTCACGCACGAGACGGTCTACGGGCCCGAACTCGTGCGGAGCTACTCGAACACCACAGACATGGTCTCGGACGGCTTCGACGCCGATGGGGCGACGGTCGCCGCCGTGGGCGCAATCCTGTCCCAGAACCCTAAGGTGCCGGCGGTGAAGGTCGGACGGCGAACATCAAGCGCGGTGGCGATGACGAGAATCGTCACGGTGGCGCAGGTGGAAGACGACACCGACTACACCATCACACTCAACGGCACCGCCTTCACCGTCGATTCTGGCGCTGCGGCGACCGACCTGACCATCGCCGCGGCACTCGAGACCGCCATCAACGCGGGCACGG